TATTTCTTTATATGCAATAGAAGTTAAATTTATTGTTTTTGTATTACAGTTTTCTTTTACTTCATTTAAAAAAATATTTTTAGAGCTGTCAAATTCTTCGTAAATTTCATTTTGAATGAAATTACCACCGTCAATATCTTCGAATAATATAGATGATAATACGTAGCCAAAAGAAAATGAAGCTTCAAAAGTTATTGGATCGAAAAAACTACCCCCATTATATATAATAGTATATGTATCCCATGCATATGATGTGGGATTTATTTCGAGTGAAAACGTATTGGTTGTTGGTATATCATATGTCAAACCATCAATTATAGGATTTCCAATTGATGGCCGAATCATTATCCCGTTGATTATTCCAGCTATACCACCATCTAATAAAATATTATAGTAATAATTAGAACTAAAAATCGAACCAGGCCAGCTACTTTTATCTGAAGAGCATAACGCAGGTAATTGGGTTTTATCATCAAATAAAAATATGCCGCCATCAAATTTACTGTACGATGTTATGCTCTGATTTATTGATGTTCTTTCATCTTTATATGTTTTAAATTCAGTAGGTTCAAATAATGCAAATTCATTTCCATATATATCACTTTGCCATCTGGTTATTTTTCCTTTATTAACAATTGATAAAAAATTTAATCCTAACCCTCTTTCATTAATAACCTTTGAATGGGCTAATTGATTTTTAGCTATATAACCATAAAAATTTTGTTCTGCTGGATTTGAAAATATATCACCTTCAGCGAACCCATCCGATATTTTTTTAATTAAAGGGGTGTAATCTTGTGTATGTATTAATGGATATTCATCAAAATGCGTATTCGTTAAACCAGTAGTGTTTCCATACCTGTCTGGATCCGGATATATGTATAATTTATTTGGTTCTAATTTAGAATAGTCTACTTCATAATGGTTTTTAGGTGCAGAGAAATATAATAACCCTGTTTTTTCTGGTCTAAAAAATAAACCAATTTTTCTTAGTGTTTTTAATTGAGAGTCTTCTTCAATTGTAGCAGTGCTTGGAAAATGCCTGTTTAAGAGGTTCCCAGAAGGGTTTTCAGCTTCAAATAATTTACCAGTTTCTATATCGTTTTTAGAATTGCCGGTTTTTATATAATAAAAATCTGCACCTATAAATTTCTTAATAAGAATACTTTTGAGATCTAAAATAGTTGTTGCATAATCTTTATATTTGGTTATTAAATCATAAAGTTTATCACCTGATTTGCAATTCAAATTTGCTTTTGTGATATCATAGTTGATTGTAAATACTCTGCCTGTTTCTTTCAAAAAGATACCTAGTATTTCAAAAATATATTTGCGTGTAGCGGCATCAAAATCTAAAAAGATATTGCCGTCTATATTATTAGTATTAGCTGAAAATAATTGCTGTCTTAATGTATTTTTTGTATCATATAATTCAAACCTAGTGTCGGGATTGTTATCAAGGTAAGTAGTATATACATCGATAAGTTCTTCAATTTCAATATCCAATGTGCTTATAATCTCTTCAATCTTTAATCGAGGAAAATTATAAGCGAGGTTTTGATCGTCTGAAACTAAAACATAATCTGTCAAAGAATCATAAATTGCACTTTCTACAGATTTTTTTGTACCTCTTTCTTGATTTTTATTTGCTGATTGTTTTGTTTTTTCTCTTTTTTCAGCATGATACTTACATATTTCAATTATTTTCTTAGAATACAGTGGGATAATAATATCCAAATCATTATCATCATTAAAATCAGCTAATTTCAAGAATCTTCTTTCTTCGAATGTCAAATAATTGAGACTAATATCTTTTAATAATTCAATATATCTGTCTCTTATTAATTGCTGTGATTGTGAACTGCTATTTCTTTTTACTGTAGACCATATAAACAAGTAATTTTTATATGCAGCACTATACTGCTGGTGGGTCAAACGTATTTCCGTGTTTTGAAGAAAATCATAAAATGAAAATGCCTCTTTAAAATCTTTTGCTAAAGCATCATTAATTCTATTTTTTGTTATAGAATTAGACGGCAGAGGCAATTGTTCATTTAAACCCGTGGACACAAAAATATTTAGAGCATTTTAAGAATTTGAGGACAATAATTCCAAACCAACCATTAATTCTCTGGTAATTATATTTTCTGTCAAATCCCACCAATCACTTTGGGACGATATAGATTCTGACAAAGTAGTAAGTTTATCACTCCAATTTATTATACCCTCTAACTGTTCATTTGAATATGTGGAAATATACCTATAAAATGTATAATATTTTTCTATTTCTTCATTGGCGTATGTTTTTGGTAAAACCAGCGACCACCCCCACAAAGGAGTATATGATGATAATGGATACGTATTGTTGTATTCATCTATAAAATCTGCTGTCAATACTTTTGTATTACATAACGTATATGAATTAGAAAATCTTTCATGTGCCACAATAAATCCATCATCAATAGATATTATTGAATTTAAAAAATCTAATTTTTCACCTAAATTTTTTCCGTAGATTGTATTAGAGTCTACAGTATAGCCTTTAGTATCAAAATTCATTGAATTTATTTCGCGAACCTTTTAATTTTGATAATTTTATAGAAAATAAATCCAATAATCTGGTTATATTTGGAGGAAAATTATATGTATTGAATATGTATAAATTTTCATTCAATAGCTTGTGAATAGAATTCAGCTTATCGATATTACATGTATCTATAAAGCTATTATTGTCTACGAAATTTGCTATCTTCTCATATATTTTCTTACCTAACAATGTTGGTGATTCATCTTTCGAACCCAAGCACTTTTCAATAAAGATATCAAATAAATCACTGCTTTCTTTTAATGACTCTTGAAAAGAGAAATTTTTCATTTGTGCAGACATATCAAAATTTTCATTTAATTTTGCAATGCCTTTTCCGCTAACAGGATTTATATTGAACTTATTACTGCAACACCCTTCTTGACTAAATTGAGGATATCCATACAAAAACTTTTCTGTGTATTTGAATCCTGTTGGATCTCCTTTTGTATTGATAAAATTTTGATAAAATCCTGTATTATTTACATCATTCAATTCTACTACTTTATATGTGGCAGAACTCACATCATCTATCACATCTGCAATATTGAATATTTTAATATTACTGTCTACGTAATCAAAAATTAACAAATCGCCTTGTGTTGTAGAAGCTATGCCATTAAAATTACAATCTGATGATGTTATATTCGAAGAAGAATTAACCGTCATGACATATGATACATCATCATTGAAACTAGGTTTTCTTAAAATATCATTTTTATTTGCTATAAACCATAGACTGTCATTTACATCATATGCAAAAGCCCACACCTTATGGTCTATTGTTATGAAAGTAACCTCACCATTACTTTGGTTTATTTTTAATAAACCATCATTTTCGAAGTTGTTTTTATTTTTTAATAAAATCCAAGAAATTTTTTCATAAGTACAAATTATATCTATTCCTATATAATTTGCGGGTATGTCATAATTCTGTAAAATATTTCCTTGTGTATTATAAACACATATAAAAGAAGATAAAGAAAAGTTATAAACTACCCAGGCATTATTAGCTACATCCACATCTACTATAGCCGGAAGAATTGAATTAGATCCAGCAGCACCGCTATTTGGTATGTAATAAGTATTACTGGAATAATCGACATTTGATGCACTTGGTGTTGTATAAAATAAAATATCGCCATTGCTACTTAATTTACATACACTAACACTATCATGTAATGTAACCCATATATCACCCTTTTTATCAGCAGCTAGAAAGCTAGGAGATGATCCATTAGGTAGATATATTTTTTGTGTATTGACATTGTCACCGTCAAAATCAAGCTTAGCTACTAAGTCCTGATCTGAATCTATAGTCCAATATGTATGTGATATAATGGCATTTTTATAAGAAGGAACAATAATAGATGCATACATGCCAGATAATGACTGCGTATCAAATACTTTTTTTGTAGTATTGTTCTCGTCAAAAATATTAGTAGCATAATTATGCATTAAATCTAGTTTGTAGATGCTAGTTGATTGTGGGTTAGTGATTATGGTATGTTTTGTATCAACATACATAAAGATATCACTAATTGCATTAACATCACAACAAATAGCTACATCATCTTTTGATATTTTTGGTACTATATATCCTTTGAAAAATCCTAATTTTTGATAATTTTCAAATTCACCATAATCTTCGTATATATCAAATGCTGATGGTATTACTGTATTGGTAATAGTATCCTTCAAATAAAATTTGATTGAATTTTCTGTCAAATCTTCATCATCCCTTTTGAGATCAAATTTTTTCCATGCTTTACTACTAAAATTACTGAAATCCTTTACTTTGGCCACAAAAGGTATTTTTTGACCCAAAAATTTATTTTTACCTATTTGAAAGGAAGCTATATTGAAATCACCTTCAGAATCTATACCATTTGTTGAAAATGACATGCAATTCAATTCTTCAGTATAATGAATGGCTGGTGAGTATGTTGCTTGAGTTGTGCCATTCAATACTGAATAACTTTCATTTATATTGTATCTTATATTATCTACATCATAAAAATTATTATAATCAAATGAAATACTAATATTAGCCGGTTTAATAGTTTTATTATCAGGGGTTCTTACTGTATCGTCTGTGTAGTATATAAGTCTTTGACCTGAAGTTCCGGCCAATACAGAACCATCATCATCTTTTTTGCAGAAAGTTATATTATTAGAACTATCTAATTTAACATATATATCAGCATTATTCCTTGTTTTTACTGATTTAACCGGAATAGGATCATATGTTGAAAGCGCTTCATTATAATCTAATGTAAGGAATCTTGCGCTGGCTTTAAGGTGTGCATACTTATCTTGATAATAATTTTCTATATCTAAAATGGGCGACGAATTTCCTGATACTTCTAATAAAATAGATGCGCCTTCACTTGATAATGATTTATATGTCTGCCAGCTATTAAATCTGGAAATTAAAAACGGACATTCATACCTGGAAGATCTTATAATAGAATTCTTTTTGGCAGATAATACTAATGTATCAGAAATAAAATCTTTTACAAGAATATTTTGCACAAACGATGATTCATAACCTATGCCACTAGCACCATAAAAATAACATTTAACACTATATGTACCTGGTATTTTAAAATGGTGTGTTGCAGTTATATCTCTACTGAGAGTTCCGTCGCCAAAATCCCATATTATTCTAGTATTTGACACTGCATATCCGTCACCCGCATCAAACTTTGGTATAAAAGTAAATGGTGTTATGGGTAAGGTATAGCCAGAAGTAATTTGACTATTTGTATAGTCAAGAACAGAAAAATTTAAATATCTATAATCTGTATTCATTAAATTACTTCAATTTTGTTTAATAAATTACTTATTTGATAAAAGAATGGAAATTGGAAATATTGCAATGAATAGTTTTGTGAGGTACTTTCCAATGTAGCTTCAGGATATAATGGATTCCATACTACGAAATTAATTCTTGATACGAAAAATTCATTATTTTTATTATTTCTAAATGTTTCAATTTTCTGAATACCGGGAATAGTTAAAATATCTTGTGATAATTGTGATAAATTCAATACAGAACCAAGCTTATTGTTCGATATATCAAAAAATTTCTCTATAATACTGAATACATTACTCTTAATTAATTCTTTTGATGTATTATATGCAGGGTCTCTGTAAATTTTTAATTTTGTTTCACTGCGTACTAATTCAGTATTTGTCTCATCAGGAAACGGCAATCCAATGTCGAAAGCATTATATATAGGATCACAAACTACTACATTTTGATTTATTAATTTTACATCATTAAATGATTCTACAATTGCTTGTTTTTGTGAAATGGGTAATCCCAGAGGTGTTTCTTCATTAAGAATTGATCCATACTTCGGAACAACAAAACAATATACATTATTAAAATCACAACTATCAGAAAATAAAACCTGATTCATCAATACTCTTTCTTCTTGATTAGGTCTTTCTAAACCTATATCATAATAATATTTTAAATAATATTTTGTATAGTCTTGGTTATTGACCACTTTTGTTGTTTCAATAATATTCGAAAATTTTGATGATATTTTAGATTCAAAATCATCTACGGTTACACATCTGTTTTGAGACATGAACATGAGGGGTGCATTTTTCTTTATTTCTGCCGCAGACTCATATGTTTTAAAATTTGTAGATGCCGTTTCATTATTCACATTAAAGTAAGTCAATTCATTTGCTGTAATTTTCTTAGCCGGTGATACTCTGATGTCTGAATAAATTTCGTTCCATCTATTTGTATTATAAAGTGACAATTGTTTGCCATTTAATAAATTAGAACCAATCTTCCCCGAAGACCCCTTGCTTTGCAAATAATAAATAGCAATTTGATCTCCTAAATTTAATTGTTTGCCATTAACATTATTTCCAAATTTTAATTCATAATTTAAATTCTCATTAAAACGTTTTTCGAAAACCCTGGCTGTTGACTCTTGACCATACACTGTATCAACTTCTGTCCACTCAACCCATTTCTCTGTATATACATCTTTAACAAATACAAATATATTATTATTATCAATAATTGTGGTATTATTAATTAAATCTTGGATAGTGATGGTTTTAATTTCAAAAGCTTCGCCCAATGCAGTTTCAATTGGATATTCTTTTACGTCACCTTGATATAGAATATTATTGTTTATAACACTATCAATGTTTTCATCACCAGAAATTGTTTTTTCAAAAAATACATCTTCAGTAAATGTATAAGTAGAACCATCTACATTAATATAAGAGAAACGCGGTAATAGATAAGATCCGGGGATAAGGTCTGAATTAGCAGTGAATTCGCTAATTGCAAGCGAAGCTGTATGATATCCGTGCGGCTTATAACCTATGAGAGATACTATTTTATTGATATTTTCGAATAATTCAGCTTGCGAAAATGTTGCTTCGGAAGATGTTTGATTTAGATAAAACATCAATACGTGATACATATATGCAATCACATCTACTAATGCCGATATATTACTACCTTCAAAATCAATATCTTGAAATTTTTCAGATGTTTTCAATCGATTAACAATCAATTGTTTCATGCTAACCGCATCAAATGATGCATAAGCATTTCTAGGTAAATTAAATTCTGTAAAATTTGATATTGACATAATTAGTAGTTTGTGTAACCAATACTATTTAACGCACCCGACATTGTGAATGAAGGTGTATTTAATTGGGGCAATGAAAATGAAATCTCTATATTATATTCCGATGTATCATACATCGGATATACATTGACGTAATTGAGTAAAATTCTGGGTTCAAAAAAAGTTAATTTAGATCTAATTAAACCAGCTATATCCAAAGCAACTAAATCACTCATGGGACTGAATAAAAATTGTTTTAAATTCAAACCAAATTCTGGATTCAAAACCTTTTCGCCGGGTGTAGTATTAAAAATATTTCTAATAGAATTTTTAATGGCGTTTAAATCATAATCCAAAACCAGATCATTAATTTCAGGTTGTTGTTTTAAATTATCTTTAATTAAATATTTTTTTTGCAAATCTAAATGCAGGTCAGAATAAGTAAATGCTTTAGTCTGAACCCTCGGTTCAGGTAATCCACTTATTTTAATTGACGCCATAAAAATATTTAACAATTAAGTAAATAATAGCATGAAGAAGAAGTTTCATGCCATTTTTGAAGCAGCATTGACCCGTTATTCCCGTGGTGGATTTTTAGTAGGTGACTATGTTAAGTTTGCTAAAAATTTTAAGACTAACGATGCTTATAAAATGTTGGGTGGTAATATTAAACAATTGCTTGATGAAATGGAATCTTCAAAATTACATCTTCGTGTTGTTGGTATTGTTGATAGCAACACTCCTAGATATCCAGGAAATCCCGATACTATGACGGGTGACGTTACTTTAGATATTGCATTAGACAATGGAGGGGGTCGTTATACCCACTATACGAAGATTCCTGCTTGTTGTGTTGAACAAATGCAAACTGATGGTATTAATTATCCAGCATTTGACCCTTCGTTAATAAGACCCAATGGTACACAAATTAAACCATTAGAGTATTCTGTGAAAGAAACAGAATCATTCAAGGCTGATAGAGGAGAAGGCAAAACAACCTCTATTGATCATAGCTTACCTACACAAAATGTAAAGATACCTGCACAGCAACCAACTACTGCAAGGTATCTTAAAAGCTTTCAAGAACTATAATTTTGCAATTTGCAAGATTAATGCAAAAAAATTGATCTCTTGATCAACAACAAATGCATGCCTATACATGTATTCTGTTATAACTAAAATGGTTTCAGCTTTCTTTGGTTCATTCTGCCAAGAATAAACATACTGAACCATATTCTTCATCAGGTTATGATAGTCTGATTGAAAGGTACTTTCATTTTGAATATAAAACTTTCTGCATTCAAAAGGATTTTCCTTAATCTTATCAAAAACTTCTTTTACAAATTCATTCTGTGTTGCTTGATTGACAATACTCAGTGTACCAGAAATAGAATTCTTTTGCAATTCATTGATGATCTTTCTGAAATCAGGAAAGTTATGCTTTACTAATTCAACAAATAATGGTTTTTGATCTTCCGGTACTACAATAGACTCCTTTTTAAGGATACCAAAGCAATGTTTAATGACATCTTGAATGTTGTGATTAAAATTCAAGCTGACACAACGAGATTGTACAGCGGGAATGATCTTATGTTTATAATTAGCTGTGAGAATGAAGCGTGTATTAGCAGCATATTCTTCCATAACATTGCGCAAAGCACGCTGTCCTTCTGCTGAAATTCCATCCGATTCATCCAATATAACTACTTTAATATCACCAGTTAACGATCTGGTCTGTGCAAATGAAATTACTTTGGTTCTGATGGTATCAATACCATTTTCATCAGATGCATTGACATAAAGATAATCACATTCAAGAATATTATTGACAATCATCTTAGCCAAAGTGGTCTTACCTTGTCCTGGTGATGAAATAAGAAGGAGATTAGAGATCTCTTTCTTTGTCTTATACGATTCAATGACCTTCCTAGTATCAACAGGAAGAACAATATCATCTAATGTCTTGGGTCTATACTTCTCAACCCAAATATTATCAAAATTCATAATAATTATTTGCCCGAAGAACCAAACCCCTTCGCGCCACGACTTGTTTCCGATACTGAATCAGTCCAACCAGCATCCATAGATACTAAAGGATAGATAACCAACTGTGCACATCTATCACCCTTCTTTACTATGTAATCCGAATCTGAATGATTGAATAATTTTACACCCAAATCACCACGATATGGGTTATCAATAATGCCATTAAATGCTGTTACATTATATTTAAATGCTAAGCCAGATCGACTCTCAATTCGAACCCAGAATTCTGGTGATAGATAAGCTAATGTCAATCCAACAGGAACAACAGCTGATCCTCTAGCTGGAATAACCGTTTCTTCTACTGCAGTCATATCATATCCACTGTCGCCCGTTGAAGGATCTGGATTATTTTTCTTTGGTAATACTGCATCATCATGTGTCTTTAAGAATTTAATCATACAATAATTATAGGTGATGCTTCGTAGTTTATCAATAAATATTTTTTATGTCAGAAGATGATTCATTAGACTCTGTAGATTCACTCATTAATCAACTAAAATCTATTCCTAAAGCGACGAGAGAAGTAGATCAAGTAGAAGATGCCCTAACAAAAGAAAATCTCGAGGAATTCATTTTAAAACATACTGGTAATTTAGTCAAGCAAGCTTCTGAATCTGTTACATTAGTCAGAGACTATGTTGAAGCCGCGCCCAATGCAGAAGAAGTTACGGCATTAGCAGAATTAATTAAAGCAACATCTTCTGCGGTTGAAAGTTTGAATCGTATTCTCATCACAGATAAGAAAACTAGCACTGCTATCAAGATCAAAGAAATGGATAATAAGAGCAGACAAAAAGAATTGGATGCTGTTGTGGGATTAAAACTAAGATCTACCAGAGAAGAATTAATGAAACAATTAATTAATGCTACTGTAATTGAAAATACACCTGAACTGACTAATGATTAGATTATTTTAATTTCTTTTATCTGCTTCAATAACGCCTATATTGTAAGCACCTTTGATTTTGTCCATTGAAGTGGCATTGAAGTAACCTATAGCATGACCTTGATTGTTTAAGAATGGTTTTTGTTTGGTTATTAATTGATGTTCCCATATTCTTACAGACATTTTGGTGTTAAAATTAACATCATATAACTCAGCATCTGTAAACTCTCTTTTTGGTTGACCTATCCATGAACCGTCACCCCTACTTAGCATAAATATGCCTTTAGAATAATCACCACTTTTTTCTTTAAATGATTTTTTATCATCATAAGATGATTCAGCATATGCCATTCTTAGGAAGAAATTTTTCCATTCCTCTTTAGTACCATTTACCACACCATATTCTGCAGCAGTATTTTTTACGTCATCAGATAATTTGTCAAAATCATTTACTAAAGGTGAATTTTCGAGATATTGATCTAGCGCAGCAGAAATTTTTGCTTTATTGTTTATTTCTGATTGGGTTAATGCAGATTTTTTCCAACGATTTTTGATGCTTTCGTCGTTCAATTTCACAGTACTATTAGGACCTTCTCTCATTCCAAAACTACGACCTTTATAAAAATCAGCGGTATTTCCATTTACATATACTTTAACAATTGCTTCTTGATATTCACCATTAACAGCTTCTAACGTTTTTATTCCTATTTTTTTATCAATAGGTTTTGCGATGTTCATATCTGGATTGAATGGATTATATCGAGACATATAATCTACAACGCGAAAACAATCACCCAACAACATTCTATTATTAGAAACGCTTTTTGAATAGGCTTCCATTGTACTTTGAAACAACGATGGGCTTGTAGCTCCTATATATACGGCACCTTTATCATCGGGCGCAAATGCTTTTTGTCCTAACTTTTCTAGATTGTAGTTAGATACAAAGTTATGCATAGCAGACTTTGCCTTATCCATAAAAGTCTTCATGCTCGTATAAGCTTCAGTAGTGGCGTCTATTAAAGCAGAAGGGATCTTATTTACTTTTTCTAAAGATAATCCCGTAGGTGGTGGTGAATTTATATCTGTATCTTGTGGTGGTGAATTATAGATAGAATTAATTGCACTATAATCATAAATTGAACCCACCCTTTGTGATAAGTTCTTAAAATAATTACATGCAGATTCGCACTGATTCATTAAGTCAGCTATTTTTTGCAAGAAATCTTTATCATTATCAATTGATATTGATCTAGTAAAATTGCGTTTGGGGTCTGGAGTTTTTACTCTCTCTGAAAGATTTTCTGTTTTCTTAAAAGTAGATTCTACCTCACGTTTCAACACCTCTTTTACATCATCTGGTAATTGGTCTATTTTTTTTCTATAAAAAACCAAATGTTCTGTTGTTAATGAAGGCGCATCTAATAAGAAATTTTTCATAAAATCCCTTGATGCGGCTAGGGTATCTGGGTCTGTAGCAATTTTTTTCCATAGATACGCTAAATTTATTTCTATGGGAAAATCTTCAACTGTTTGACATAAGTCTGTATTGTCTCTCAAAAAATCCGGACTATCACCTATTGCAATAGACTCAATATATTCTGGAAATCCTGTTTTTACTATCATAATTTTAGTAAATTATCTAATGTATCAAGTGTGCTATTAGTTTGATTTGCAATTAATAATTTATATGGTTTAATTGTTTCTATTTTATTAAAATAAGTATTTTCAGCAAATATATGTTTTACAGTAGTGACTAAATGTCTTCCTAAATTATTTAAATCAAAATTCTTATCATCTTCTATTTGATCAAATTTTAATACATCAACAAATGTAGCTGCCTTTCTCGCAGTGGACCCTTTGCATTTAAACATATATGTATAATTTAAATTCAAAAGATTAGTTAACTTTCTAATTTCAAATTGTTTTTCGTTCATTTCCGGCGGCAAGGAAGAAGTTACTGTCTTCCAAGCATTTGCCATATGCCCATTACTCTGGGGCATGTAAAAATTTTGTTGAAGCTTATAATTATTAAAAAGATCTTTAAATGGTTCTACGAATGACTTGTTGTATCGTTCTATTATAGAATTTGGTGCTAGTGCAGTTGTATTATAAAGGAAAGCACCATGACTTCTTGAATAACCAGAAATACCCTCTTTTGTAAAGAAATTTAAGACTAATGATGCATCCGGAGCCTCTCTATAGAATTCCAATATTTGAGAGTTTTTACCGGCTTCCCCCAACAACACATATTCACCCCATTTTTTTGAAAAATGCAAATAATTTATATTTGAATTATGTGCTTCTTGTTCTTCTACAGTAGCTTGTCTTCCAAAATGCAATTCATCCTTGCAAAATAAATCATTATTTGAAAATAATGTATTATAAGAAATTAAGTAAAACTTTTTTTGCGTTCTATCATATCTTAATATGCAAGGACTATCATTATGAGTATGATATTGCATTATATAATTAATAACAGATATGTTGGGGATGGCTCCGTGAGGTGTAATGTTTATGTTAATGCATTTTGTATCTTCAAAAAATTCAACACCATCCTTATCCTTAATGAATAAATTGCCATCCATTTCTGTATAAATACTTTTTAATATTGATTTTATCCAAGAACCGGTTGGCTTTGCATTGTCTTGGTTTGTGTTGAGGTATGAAAATCCTCCTATAGAATTTTGTACCTCTACTATATCAAAAAATGTTTCAGATAATTTGTATTCTTTAGCTTCTACCAATTTTAGTCGTTTGCATATGGCATTTCCATAATTTATATCTTCACAAGCTGCTATAATAAATTCAAATTTTAATACAAAATCATCATTTGTAAGAGGCAATACTGCGTTGTGATCTGCTGCGGGTAAAATTGTCAATATCAACAAATCTCTCCCATTACCCAGGTAATTATATTCTTTATCAAAAAAGTTTAAATTATTATTAACAATAATTTCCGCTGTGTGAAAAGGATGATATATGTTGTCAACTATTTCTATATAACGAAAGGCATTACCTTTCATCATCACCGTATTTCCGCTATTATCTAATGATGTAAATGTAGCACAAACCAAATAATCATCACCATTATATTGATACTTAAATAATTCTGGTTTATCACCTATATAATCAGAAATTGCCATACTATTCTCTATTCTTTAATGATGCCAATACTGTACTGAGATATTCTTTTTTTATAATTTTAATTACAGATCCGGGAGACAGTAGTTTTAACGAATTTTGAATATCATTACATAATAAAATTAACCACCACAAATGTATAGTACCATATACTTGATAGCTTATAGTTGTTAATGGCAATAAATCAGGGACATTAAAATAATCAAATACACCATCATCTATATTATTTGGTAAATTAATTTTTTTACCAATATTATAAAAATAATACATATCACCATTTTCATTTGTATCTTTATACATATTGAAAATGTTTTCGTAATATTCGTCTGGATGTGATAAATTTATTTGTTCCATAATTATGGTCTTCTTAAATATGTTGCAACATCTTCTATAGATGACGTATCTTTTGCTGGGCTAAACGGTTTTTTTGAAATCGGTGCGTTCGTGGGGGTCATATTTTCTCTCCATGTTTCTCTAGGAGTAAAATCACCTTCTTTTATCGCCTCTTTGAATTCAGATTTTATTTCAGACTTTGCTAAGCTTCTGCCTGGCGGCGGTACGTATTTGCCGGCCATGTTCATAGCTTCTGTAAACATATTCACATCATATTTAATTAATGATTTAAATGTAATACTTACATTATAAGCTTCGGGATATATATCATTTCCATAAAGTTTTTTAGTACCCAGATGATCAACTTTATAATCGGATACAAAGCAAAGTGGAAAATTTGCCTTGCCTGGTATATAGATATCGTATATGCGCGAAGGATCTACAGCAAGGAGATCTTTTCTATGTGCCATATTATTAAGACCAAATAATTTGACAAAATTTATATTTTTTTGTGTCTCATAACTATCTACAATATTATAAAGAGGAAAATTTATCGTAACCGTTGGTTCATCTGTATCAAAATTATAAAATTGGGGTGCTTGGATGAATGCACCCGGTGATAATAAAGCAGGTAAAGAAGAAAACTTTTTTAAATTAGAAACAGCATCTTTTGTATCTAAATTGAATATCAATCCGTCAAATTGAAGATATTCATTTCCTTCTGTAAAATTATTAGATAAATTTAAAAATTCATCATCCATATATGGAAAAATAAATTGATTACCTGTTTTAGACACCGAATATAGATGTTGATATAATTCTTTTAATTTAAATGATTGCCACGCATGGCCATCAGGTGCATTTGCTTTTGTAGCAGTACCAATTTTTTTTATAATTTCATCCGCTGCCCCAACACCTTTTTTAACAAGCTCACTAGATGCCTCTCGATCTAAGTATGTTTTTGCCCATTCTGGAGCTGCTACGTTTCCTAACCCCGAAATAGACACATTAGCTTTTATTAATTCTTTTGATAAAGAATACGCAGCTTTTAAATTTTGGATAATAGGCGAAGTTTCTATATTATATTCTGTAGCAATTAATTTGGGTATATGTTGCGCTACTATATTTTTATTTTCTGATAATGTCCAAATATAGTCTTGTAATATATTATATTTTTCAGTGATTTCTTTCTTTTGTATGGCGTCAATAGTTGCGGTTTTTGTATTTGATACATACGATTGCGGTGTGTCTGTCGGTAAGCGACCAGCCAGGCTATTAGCTATAATTCTATTTTTATCAGTATCTATATTTAGTTTTGCTGGTGTTGCAAAGGTATTTGCAATGGTTGTATTTAATAAATCATTGCTCATACTATTTTGCACCCTCCACTAAACTAGTTGATGAATTTACTGAATTAAAAAAATATTGTTTAGTATCAGATTTCTGCCGGACTATCGAAACACTATCATTCGTTATCGGCATCGGTACTGTATTTGGATTTTGAAATTTTGTATCTTTATTGGCTATAATCTTTAAAATTTCAAATTGGCTTTGCAAGAGAGCGTTTTGGGTTTTCCAATTTTCATCATCATTAGGAACATTAACACTGATTTCTGGAGTTTTGGTTTTTAATTCCGATTTTGGTGGCGTAACTTCCGGTATTTTTTCTGCGGGTTTTATTGGGCTGACATTTGCTGGTAGCTTATAACCTCGCAATGCTTTTTGTTTTTCTTGTTCTAACTTCTCGGCCTTTTCTAAATATATTTTTTTTGCATTTAATGAGGATCTGCCCTGAGCACTTTTTGCTGCCATATTAAGTTCTTTTATTTGTTTATCATAATATTCTTGTACTCCTTGTGGCGTATTTGGCAATTTCATTGATTCAATATCTTTTTTTACAAAACCAAATAAACTACCCACCCAATCAGTTACGCGTTTCACACCATTAACAACCCAATTAATTATCGAACCTAACATATCACCTATTCCAGATATCATCCATTTAATAATTCCATCTTGTTTATTAATTTCTAATTGTTGATTTTCTTCTTTTGTGCGGCCCCAGTCTCTCCATGCTTGTAATACACCCAATGCTATACTAATTGGAGTTCCTAATCCTGTACCAGAAGCTATCATACTACCTATTTCAATTAACACCCCCAAATAATCACCTTTTTTATATCTATCATAGGCAAAATAAGCCCCTATTACTGCTCCAATAAATGGTGCGCGCGCCAAAGCTTGTAATGTACCTTTACCGAGACCTTTGCCAAATCCTAAAAGTTTACCTAGAAACCCCCCTTTACCGGCTTTTAATAAATCTGCAGCTGCTTCTGAAGCTATGACTACTGATTTTTCTGCTTCTTTTATACCAAAAAACCCCTTTATTTTTGCAAATAAATTGGGAAATTTTTCACTTATAAATTTAAAGGGCCATTCGATTATTGTTTTAGTTTTTTCGACAATTATTTTTGATATATCATTAAATGAACGTCCGCCTAACAGCTTAATTTTAGCTAACAAATCAACTCCGCCCTGCCATGGTTGTATCTTATCAGTAAAAGTATGGGATAAAATTGCTATTAATGGACTAGCAAAAAATAACATCTTTGATATGCCTCGAACTATTTTAAATAAATCCCCGATAATGGGTATTTTC